GGGGTTAATATCGCCAAGCTATCACTGGTCGTGATGCGCCTGACATTTAGGTATGGCGTGCACTTCGTTTTAAAAGGAGGTTAGCACATGTTTTATCAAGTGCCATTCGAGAAAGCCGGGTTATCATCGAACCAGACAGAGCAAATCCGAAAACTTATAACTACATGGATGTACTCATGTGGTCCTGAGTGGACGGTCTCTCGCCTTAAGGATTTAAAGTTGATGTATATCAACCTGATGGCGGGACGGGTTATTGAGGTCCCGTGGATCGCCACCGATGACGAGGGTTTACCTAAAGGTCCCTTTAAACCGCTGTTTCTTAGGCGGAGTAAACGGGTACGGAAGGTCCTAGATGCTTTGATGTGTTATACAAGCATTAAGGTACCCAAAGTTACCAAACGGCAGTTGACAAAGTTTGTTGAATCGGTGGTAGCAGAGCCATTGACTAAACAGTGGCACCTCCTACATTTAAAGGAGGCTGTTTCCGAGATCCAATCTTTTGCCAAAAACGTAAAGTTTGAAAGGTGTACATATCGTGACTATCCTTTCAGTGGGTCTAAACGTACCATTGGGAGAGGTTGCAAGAGTATGCCTAACACGCCTGAGCGTTTAGGTGAAGATTTTGAAACCTCATGTCTTTGGGATTTCCTTGATGATGACGCTTGTCAACAAGTGATTGCTGACACCATGGACGAATTATATCCGACGCTCTTCCACATGGAAGAGTGTGAACAAAATCCGTGTGTGGGCAGAATATCTGTCATCCAGGAGAGGGGGGTTAAGGCCCGTTTTATTGCAGTACCTAGGCTTTCGCTCCAAATTAGTTTGCTGAGCTTGGGCAAGTACTTGTTCAAGGTTTGTAAGACTATACCTTGGGATTGCACTCACCACCAAGAAGGTGGGGCACTTTGGGCTAAAGAACAACTAGCCCAGGGGAAGAGATTATGGAGTGTAGATTTAAGCGATTTTACTAATCATTGGCCCTTATCAGTGATATACCGGGTTATTAATTGGTTGGACGAAGTTCCTGTCCAAGATGTCCAATTATTCCATAAAGTTTCCACTGGTACTTGGCACATTCCCTTATGTGATTATAAAGAGAACGCTGACGCAGTAAGACGCAGTGGCGCAATAAGCCGTCTAACGCAAATTCCGATTCATAGAAAGGGAATAAGCCGTAGTGTTTCGACATTACGATGGACAAGGGGACAACCTTTAGGGGTCTACCCGAGTTTCCCGGCCGCATCGATTTCACATGGTGCGGTGTTGAGGGCCATTGAGATACGGTTTGGTCTCACCAATTCATTCAGAATACTGGGTGATGATGTGATCATTAGTAATCCTGCTGTTTATTGGGGTTACCGTAGGTTCTTAAATCAGTTGTCTATACCTGTTTCCGAAGAGAAGACCATGGTGGATTCGTCTGTTGGAGAATTCGCCGGGTATGTCATTACCAAGAATGGTAATTGGCGCCCCAGGAAGACAATTATACCAAGTCCCAACAATTTGTTGCTTCGGTTAGGCTATGAAGATGCGGAAGTAAAAGATCCGTTTTCCTTTATAGCATATGCTTTAGGAAAAGTGTATGGAGAGAACAGCGATGGAATGCCGCTCTCGGAGAGAGCACGCTTATTCATCCAACTCTTTCGGTGTGAGTCGGACGAACATACCTATACCAATGTGCGGAGGAGTTACTATTGGCGTATTCTCCAGAATATGGAGAAGCCAGTAAAAGAACTTATCGTGCAGGCTAGGAATTCGGACGAGGTGCTAGCCAAACTCGTAGAAGAGTTTGAACAAACATGCCCCATCGCGACAAAACTTGCTCTTTCTGCCAAGAAAGAACTTGAAGCCGCGCGACACTCTTATGAGACTATTCTTCTATGTCTCCAAGAGAAAGGTGTGTTACTCCGGGAAGTTCAAGTCCCGGCTGAAGTTGCTATATTGGACTCAGCATGGTTCCTGAACAGAGTCGAGGAGGAGGTCTGCGAGTGGAGAAGCAAGCATTGCGAAGTTGGCGATGTTCTTGATGGTTATAAAGGACTAAATGCTTTTAAGCGTAGAGTCTTTACGTACCAAATGCAAAATGCGATAAGAAGCATCCATCGTGTAATGCATGATATTCACGAAGCTGAAGTGCAATTACTCTGTCTGTGAGATTAGTACCCGAC